GCAAACCAATTTGTTCCGTCATGAAATTCCTGTTTACCAACAGGTAAAGTAAAATTTGCCATATATATTATTAAATTTTAAAAGTTAACTAAATTTCCGTATTGTATCTTATCATACCTATCTCTGCAATACTAGGTCTTTGTATATTACTACCTACTGGAATTTTTACTGCTCCGGTACCCAAAAATCTAACATTTTTTTCAAAATCTACTTCTTTTTCAAATTTAGTATATTCTTTAGAAACTACTTTTTTATAAAATGTAAAATTATTGTAATCGTACTCAAATATTGCATCTCTATAATCCCAACCCCATCTTTGAGTAAAAAATGTACTTATGGTTTTTTTTACATCATAAAGACCAAAATTCTTAGGAAACCTGTAATAATCATCACTACTAGACTCGTTATGAAATTCTGATCTAAATATAAAACCTTTATATACAGGAGTAGGATTAGGAATCGGTGAAATATTATATTTATTTTGATAACCAAATATACCAAAATGAACAGGGGCTATAGGAGCATCAAAACCCAAACTATCAGCTCCACTATCCCAAGAAAAAATACGTAATCCAGGTTCTGCCGCATGGTTACTATCTCTCCCATGAGAATCAAACCATAATGTACCATGACCGCGATCATCGGAACTATATCCTGATGGATAACGAATTTTAAGATTACCTACTGCGTTATGCGCCTCATCATTAATATCAGTAGATTTCCAAGTATTATTAATATTTAAGGTTTGCCCTCTTATGTATTTTCCGTATTCAGTACCGCCAGCTACTAATCCTACATCTATTAATAATTGAGTTAAAGCTCCAAATGTTGAAAATCCTGCTAAAGCCGCAATTTCAGTTTGGATTTCTGTTTCTAAAGCAGCTATAGTTCCCTCTATAGCTGTATCTGCTTCAATCCTTGAAGTGATTTCTTCATCAAGATCAGCAGGTCTGACATAGTCATCACTTAAAGGATTTTTACCTCCAGATGCTATACTAATTATTCCATTTGCAAAATTTGCTATCTTAAGAATACCTGCACCAAGTGTAGATAAATTCTGTGCATTAGGTAAATTATCATTAGAAACATTAAGAACGTATTTAGCATCTGTTGGAGCATAAGTTGGAAGATCAACCTCAATAGGAATATTATTTGCTCCTCCTTTCCAATATTTGCCTGTAGTTAAATACATGTTAGCAACAGGTAATCTTTCCACTCTTGAAAGTAATTTTGCAACATCTGTCCCATCTTGTATTAACTCTGGTCTAATAAGAGCAAGTTGCATGTTTGCTTGTAGTGGAGCAGCTATATCTACATAATCCTTTCCGCTAATAGCAGTTGATAAAGTACCAGTTCCATTATTAACTGTATTTTTTAGAAGTCCTGTCTGTAAATTTCCAAGAGACTGCGCTTTAGTAAAAGTATATGTTGTTCCAAGTCCATATAGTTGCTTTAATGGTTCTGGAATAAGATACATTTTAGGATTTTCCCATGTAAATTCTACTGTAGAACTTCCTACTATAAAATTGGCATTATCAAACCGTTTCATTATTTGTGCTGCTCTTACCTGTGTCATCGCTAAAGATGAAGAGATATCAGTTCCTATTGGATTACCAAATGTATCGTATTTAGTAGCATATATTTGAGGTAAGAATGGACCAGACATTACCCAGTCAAAAGCAGATAAATAATCAAAAGTAGGGTTTGGAATCCTAAAATCGCCAATAATTGGACTTATAGGATTTGGAAATACTGCCTCGGCGAGAGGTGGTAAATTAATAACTCCAATATGTAATTGTTCTACAGGTTCATTATCATAATCACCTATCCATATTCGGTTATGATCTAGCTTGTTTAATTCTTCAAAATTCCCTATTTTTCTTTTTAAATCTATTATATCTTGGCGTACGTCAATTAGAACTGGAGAGGCAAAAGATCGTCCGTCTTTATCTCCAAGCAATATATAACCTCTATCTATCGGTAATTTACCGGTAACAGGGGATATAAAATTATATAAACGATCATACTTCATGCTAATAGCCTAGCTAATATGCTTGAGATTTTATCACTTTCGTTTGAATAGTGAGTATCAATTAAATTAGCAAGTTGGCTAAACCAAGCAGGCGTGCTATTATCAAGCTCATTAGGAAAGTCCTCTGGAAACTTGGGTTGAAACTTGTAATAATAAACATCCCGAGCAAGTCTATTACTTAAATAATCTAAATAATATCTGCTCCACTCTTCCGCCCCAGTCATTGCAACGTTCATAATTTTTACAGCTCTAACAGCAGAATGTTCTAAATCTGTTGATGCTCCACCACTCCCATCAAAGCTCATATTTCCTATACCAGTGCCAACATCTATTATAACAATTCTAGTAGCGTGAGGTTTGCTACTCAAACCTACATTAATTGCCGCTAGTATTGCATCATTAGCATATTGCCCACCATCACTATAATAATGTCCATTGAAATTATGTGCCGGTAAATAAACAGGGGCAGCAGAAGAAGCTCTACAAACATTAACTATAGTTTCGTTTCTTCCTATAAAATAGCTAGGATCATTAAAGTTAGAAAATACAACATATCTGCTCATATCTTCCTCATAAGCAGGTATTACAATAGGGGTTTTGAGATTAGCTAAAGTATTCGTGCCAAAATTATCTACAAGAACTTGCTGAAGTATATTACTTCCATAATTTGAATCTTCATAAGCAGATTGATAAAACGAATCATTAGTTGCAAACATAAAAGCTTTTTGAGCAAGATTTGGTCTATTTGAATCCTCACTTGCGTTATGGCTACCAGTTGCTACATCCGTTGCCGTTCTAATGGTAAATACTCTCTTTGCATCATTTAAGAAAAAGCTTTCCATATAATCGGGAGTTTTACCGAAAGAATAACCAGAAGCAAGGATTGCACCAATGCTTGTTCCGCACATAACATCTATATATTTCCAGAAATCATCTTGCGGTATTCCCCATTGATGCAGAAATTTTTGCATAAAACGATTAGAGCCGTAACCCTTAGTGCCACCACCACAAAAAGAAAATATCCTTAGTGTATTTGTATCCATAATAATATTGTCAAAAAGGAGTTTCTTTTATTATGTTATAATTTACTTCACAATCAAATATTTGTGTAGGAGTATCTGAAAAACATATTAATTTATCTTTTATTTCAGGATTAGTTTGATAATATAATTTAAGTCCTTCCAATTCCAACTTTTTTAATAAATCAACAGTCTGATAACCTTTTACTTCCAGATATTTTGTATAATTCATTGTTATATCTAAAGAAGAAGTTCTAATCTTCTGTAAATTTATACGTATAGTTTCAGATTTAAGATTAAAAATTATGATATTATCTATAACAACAATATGAGGTATAGTATTTACACCTGTTTCAACAATAATAGTAGATGTTTTATTTAATCCAGCAAATACATTGCTTTTTTCATCAATAAATACTCCCATACATTATACTTCCTCTCCGGGTATAAATGGTCGAGAGTTATGCAAAGGCGTAGGATCCTTTTTTATTAACGGCGGTCTTCCTTGATCGTTTGGTATATCAAGAAACTCTTTAGCAACCATACTACCGTTCCAAACTTTTTTATTCCCATACCATTCGTATTGTTTATACACCTTATCAACCATAAAACCGCTGCGAGAGCATAAATAACGCCTTTCATCTAACATCGTATTTACTCAAATCATATGATACTGTTATATCTACATGTTCCATATCCATTGCAGTTGCTTCACTAAAATCCTGATCATAAGCCATTTTAAAGGTTTCTGCCATTTCAGGTTTATACTTAATAGACAATCTCCATGTAAGACCTGAAACTAATGCAGGATACATTTTAGCCGGAATAGAAGGAGTATTAAAAAATTTACCTGCATCATACATTGTTCTAATAAAAGAATATCTCAAAACCTGAAAATAATTACTTGGACTTGGGTATAAATATAGTTTAGGCGTTAAATTCTTGGAATAAAAATAACAGGTAGGACGTGATACAATATTCTTGTTACTAAAAGATTCATAAGTATCCTCACTAACAGAAGTTATTTCAGTATCAATAATATTATTACAAAAATATATCTCTTCTAAATCAAGCGTAAAACCGCCTGTTTCTCTAATTCTATAAGCTCTAGCATTAATAGGAGTAATAATATCAAACCATGCAACAGTATTAGCAACATACGGATATGTCGCAGGAAAAGTAAAGACATTAAAC